ACTGGTTCTGAGAGTAACACATTCCCAACAAACAATGACTTTAGAATTGTTGGATTGATAAAAGATCCACTACTTGCAAACTTAGAATTTGCAAACAACACTGTGTACGATCAAACAACAAAATTGTCACTTACCAGTGTTTCTGGTACATTCCAACAAGATGAATTTGTTGATGGAGATACATCAGGAGCAAAAGGTCGAGTAATCAATTTCGCTAATACAAATGCTACTGGCACTTCAGGCGTGTTAAAAATCACGACTGTAGACGGTACATTTACTACAGAAAATATAACTGCAAACCAAACAAGCGTAACTGCTACGGTATCATCTGTAACTGCTGGAGCTTTGAAACCATTTACTGGAGACGTACTATATAGAGAGAATAGATCTGTTGTAAGCCGTGCAACAGATCAGATTGAAGATGTCAAGATTATTGTCCGTTACTAAGGTAAATTATGTCCGTAGCTAATTCTACACCTCTTACTACGAATTTCAATGTAGAACCATACTTTGATGATTACGATGATCAGAAGAATTTCCATCGAGTGTTATTTAAGCCTGGATTTGCTGTTCAAGCCCGTGAGCTTACACAAATGCAAACGATTGGTCAAAAGCAAATTCAAAGATTCGGTGACAATGTATACCAAGAAGGTACTATCATTGATGGGTGTGAAGGGCAATATGATAGACAAGTTGCATTTGTAAAACTTTTAGATAAAGATCCTGGTGGAAATACAATTTCGGTTTCTGCATTTGCAAATTCAATTGTTACTGGACTTTCATCAAATGTAAGAGCTATTGTTGTAAGAACTGCTGAGGGTAGCGAGGCCGGTGATCCTAATTTAAATACATTGTTTGTAAAGTATTTAAGTAGTGGTACAGGTGGTATTAATAAAACCTTTGCAAACAGCGAAACGATTGTATTTAAACCAGCTGATGGTGGTAATGGTGAGCAAGCTATTACGCAAGCAGGTGGATTTGGTTTTGGTACACTATACAGTGTTAACGAAGGTACAGTCTATGGAAAGGGTAACTTTGTAAGAGTTGAACCACAATCAGTAGTTCTATCAAAGTACAGCACAACACCTTCTCGCCGTGTTTCGTTCAACATTCAAGAAGAGATTATCACTTCGCAAGATGACGAAACACTATTAGATCCAGCTCAGGGATCATATAATTATACAGCACCTGGTTCTGATAGATTAAAACTTACTGCAGTTTTAAGATCCGATCCACTAACAGCGAGCAACACGTTTGTTGGTGCAGTTCCAATTTTTGAAGTAGAAAACGGGATAATTAAACAAGTTAGTGCAGAAACTATTCATAATGAACTTGGCAGACAAATGGCTGTCCGTACATTTGAAGAATCTGGTAACTACATGGTACGTCACATTAATGTTGACGTCAAAGAACACCTCAATACTGGTGAAAACTTTGGTAGATTTGACTCAACAACAGTTCCTGTCGGTAACAAGAATAAATTAGCTGTTGGTGTAGAGCCAGGAATAGCCTATGTAATGGGTTATAGAGTAGAAATTCCTCAAACTATTTACAAAACAATAGACAAGGCTATTACCACTAAATTTGAAAATGGTCTTGTAGTTTCACCAAATTATGGTAATTACATTAATGTTAATCAAGTCGTAGGTCCATGGGATCCAACGACCTTTGCCACAGTTTCATTGAGAGATACAGCAGCTTTAGCATTTGACTCAAATAACATGGGAGGCGGTGCTGCTCCTGGTTCTGAAATAGGAACCGCTAATTTAAGATTTTTTGAATATGATTCAGGCGATGCTGGATTAGGCAGTGCTCAGTACAAAGCATATTTGTTTAATGTAAAAATTACTGCAGATGGAAATTCTTTTGCAAATACTAGATCCCTTTATATTAATAATGCAACGGGTCCAGATAGTTTTGCAGATGTAGTATTGACCAATGGATCTGCAGTTCTAAATGATCAAGATTTTAACAAACTGGTTTTTGATACTGGTTTAAAAGCTGTTAAGCAATTAACAGATTCGTCGAATAACGTCAACGCAACTTATACGTACAGAGATACTCAAGACGTATCATTTGCTACGAGTGGAATCGGTTCAATATCAATGGGCGGTGCACACGCTGGAGGAACTGAAGAATTATCTTTTGGCGTTGGTGCATTAAATGATTCTCAGAAAAATACAATACAAGTTGTCAATTTAAATCTTGCCAAGACTACAAACAACAGTGGTAACGTACAGTTTTCAGTAGGACAACAAAACGTTGTTGGTGTATTTGGTACTGATTTTGAAAATGAATATAGAGTTGGTGATTTTATTCAATTTGCCAACTCTTCGGGCGGTTTATCTCAAGTATCGAGAATTACAAGAATTGACAATGCTTCGAGCATGGTAATCTTTCCAGCTGCTAACACAGCTTCTCATGGAAGCGGCGGAGGTGCACAATCGGCGTCACACCAAAAAGTTTTTCCAAGTGGCTACATTTTTGATTTGACAGCAGATGGTACTGATGGTACAGAAAGAACGGCAACTGTAGTATCTACAACTTCTATGACAATCGATCTGAAAGAAGATTTTACTGGATCGGTTCAGACTAAAATTTTCTTCAATGCAAGAAGAGAAAATGGTAACCCACAAAGAAAAATAGTACGAAAAAATAGATTTGTTAAGATTGACACTTCTACTAATCCTGCTGGTACTTCTGGCCCATGGAATTTAGGTATAAGTGATGTATTTGGTATCAGAAATGTTTATAGAGGTTCATCATACTCTACGACAAATAGAAATGTTACTGAAAAATATTTGTTTAAGAAAAATTCTAATGATTCTTTTTACGATCATAGTCAATTAATAATTGATAGCAATAACCCTGACACTATTGGATCCGGTGATAAGTTATTGATCGAATTGGATTACTTCGAACACGATCGTTCCACAGGTATAGGTTATTTAAGTAAAGATTCGTATATTATTGACCCAGATGAATCAACAGCGAATACAAATGCTATTGCTACTCCACAGATTCCTATATTCAATGGAACAACAGGTGTATATGACCTGAGAGATTCAGTTGACTTTAGACCTATTATTACTAATACTGCTGCAGATTCTACAACTATAAGTGGTGCTACAGAAAATCCAAGTACATCAACAACTCTTGATGTAGACTCAGATGGAAGCTATGTGCCTGTTCAAGGGCAGAATTTTACTTCTGACGTAGAATATTTTCTTCCTCGAAAAGACAGGGTTGTACTAACTAAGGATGGTAGGCGAGTAATTGTTACAGGCGTTCCAAGTGAAAGACCAGTCACCCCACTCGAGCCTGCAGAAACTTTAACGATTGCTACATTAGATATCGCACCATTCCCATCGTTATCTCTTCAAAATGCTAATCGATTTGGAAGAATTGATCAGGCTGTTAGAATAAGACCAGTCTTTCAGAAAAACTACACAATGAGAGAGATTGCTGGACTTGAAAAAAGAATAGACAATATAGAGTATTACACAGCGCTCAACGTGTTAGAAAAGTCTGCTACTGATTTACAGATACCTGATGAGAACGGTCTTAATAGATTTAAAAATGGAATTTTCGTAGATTCATTCTTCGGTTTTAATAATGCCAATATAAATGATCCAAACTTAAGTGTATCCATAGACAAGTCTAGAGGAGAGATCCGTCCAAAATTTGAAAGTGAAAATATAGAAATTGAATTTGACACATCTGCAGGTAGTAATATTACGAGAGTTGGAGACCATGCAATATTAACAACTTCGACCTCAAGCGGTTTTTCTGTTGGTGACATAGTATTCCAAGGTGCTTCGTTGGGCGCTGCTTCAGCTGCTGGAACTATACGAAGTATTTCAACAACTGATATAATACTTCATAATGCAAATGGTACCTTTACAACAGGAACACTTAACAACGATACTGCTGGTGGGACAGCAACTGTAAGTACTGCTATTAATCCGACACCAGGACCGCTAGTAACATTACCATATAACCATCAAACTTTTATTCAACAACCCTCTGCATCACAGTTAATCAATCCTGTTGGTGAACTATCATTTGTGTGGGGAGGGGAACTCACATTAAATCCTGAAGCTGATCACTGGTCAGATCACGAAACACAGCCAGACGTGCAATGGGATCTAGATTTAGCATCTAATTGGCAGACGCTACAACAAGCATGGGGCACTCAGTGGGGCGAATGGCAGAATCAAGGTGCACCAGAGGTTAATCGTCAAGTCAGTGATGAGTCAAGTTTTAATAGAGTTGATCCAACTGGTTTAACTAGTGATTTTGGTTTTACTATGTCGGGGAGTAGAGGATTAGCCGCTCGTGCACTTTCGGAAACTACTGTAACCAGAGAGGTGCAAACACAGACTAGAACCGGAACTCGCTTAAATGTAGCACCATTCGAGAGAACTCAGACATCTGGTCCATTTTTGACTAGAACAGATATTGTTCCGTTTATGAGATCGAGAAGGATTGAGTTTACTGCTACTGGTTTAAGACCCAATACTAGATTGTTTGCGTTTTTCGACCGTATCCCAGTTTCACAATTCATAACACCCGAGGGCGGATCTCAAGGAGATGCATTAGTAACTGATGATCAAGGAAATGTTTCTGGATTTTTTGATCTTCCTAATAATAATGAAATTCGTTTCCGTATAGGTGAAAGAACATTAATGTTTATTGACATCGATAATTTAGATGTCCAGGGTGGCACAGAAACTACATCAGCTTCCACAACGTATACTGCACTTGGTCTATCAGGACAGCAAAGAGGTATTTCTTTTACAACAAGAGAAGCTAGATTAGGATTTGACACAGTCACGCAAACCAGACAAGAAAGTTCAATAACTGATGTTAGTGTAAGAACTATTGTAGGTGTAGAAGCACCAGAAATTCCAGATGTTTCAGATTTTATTACGGAAGATGATGTAAGAGATATACTTGCTGCTCAAGAGGTTGAAGAAGAGCAAGCTCAAGATGATCAGAATGACAGGCCTGTAAGAATCAGGAGACTTCAAGCTGACGGAACTTTTGGGCCCTCACGTGCCCCGCGCGACCCACTTGCACAAACATTTACAATAGGTGCATTTGAATACGATCAATCAAAAAGAGTTCAAAATCCATTTGGTTTTAGAGCCGAAGGTATTTTTCTAACTGGAATTGATTTATTCTTTCAACAACTCGGTACAATTGCAGAAGGTGTTGCTGTAGAAATCAGAGAAGTTGAAGGTGGGCAAATTACTACGAACAGAGTTCCATTTGGTTACAAGAGAATTCTAACGTCAACTATCAACGTCTCAGATGACGGAACTGTTCCAACTCCTTTCTACTTTGACTCTCCTGTTTATCTTAGAGGTGGTGCAGAGTATGCATTTATCGTAAGACCCGATGGTAATGATCAAGGGTTTAGAGTATGGATTGCACAACTAGGTGCCACTGATGTAGCCACTGGCGAACTAATCACTCAACAACCTGCATCTGGAATGTTGTTTACCTCAGCTAACGACTTGACATATGTTCCTAGACAGAATCAAGATGTTAAATTCACTCTTTATCGTGCTCAGTTTAAAGACGTAACTGGCACAATGTTCTTCAATAATCAGAGTGATGAATATTTGAATATAGATCAAATTTCTGTAACACCATTCATAACTGGTGAGACTATCAGAGGCGAATCCGTTATTCAATTGACATCAAATACTGCCAGCTTGTCTCTGAATGATTTTGTATCTGTTGGAGCAAACACCGGACAAATTCGCAAGATAGTTTCTAACACAGGCCCAATTTTCAAAGCAGATATTAAAGGAAACTTTAATGCTGGTGATACTGTAACATTTACAAATGCCTCTGGATCTTATACAGGAGTAGTAGACTCATTTGCTGCTAATAATGTTACAGGTTCTGTTGAAGTATTTAAAAGAGTGACTAGATTGTTGGTTGCGAATAATTCTAGTGGAAACTTTACTTCAAATACAACACCATTTGATGGATTCTATAGAGGACAAACATCAAATGCAAGTTGTCAGGCTACTGATATCAGGTTGTTTAAGTATAATGTACTTACACCAAGGATTAGTTTTGCTCAGTATGGTGGAACACGTGTTGTTTGGGATGTAAAAACTACAGACAATACATTTAACATTGACAGCAACTTTACGAGCATCGAGGCCGCCAGTGATAATGTATTCTATGACGAAGAGAAGGTAATCGCAGGAAAGACGGCTGAAGATAACAACACCAGCGGAAATAAGACTTTACAAATTAAAGGGACTTTGAGTAGTACATTGAGCAGAATCTCACCTGTGATTGATGTAGGCCTGTCAAAGGGTGTGATTGCAACACATAATATTAT